ACCCAGCTAACAAATCCCTCAAATATCACGCGCTGCGCCATCCTGGAATTCCTTCATATTCTCCTGCATAACACGAATGCCATTCATCGTGCCTTCATAATAAGAAAGGCTGATAAGGCTGCGAACCGCCGAGCGTGCCATTTTTTCTTCAAATCCAGACATGCCAACCCAGTCAATCCACGGCGAGATGTTGTTAATGAACTCACCCATAAGACGCTGCTGCATTTCTTCGTACTCTTTCATTGATTCGTTGGTCATTTCGTTTCTCCTGTTGTTTCCAACAAATCTACCCGCCTGATGTGATTATGTCAACCACGAATTTAATCTTTTGTTTTTGCTTCTCATCTATTGACTTTATAAAAATAATATGATAAACTCACACCCTGTTAAGGTGAAGGGGGTGCGGGAGTGTCAACGGTAGTCACCCATCCACCCCTATCATCCTACAGGGAGTGAGAATCAATCATAAGCATATTGACAAACACCATTTCCACCTTTAAATTCTCCTCAAGGTTGACACAACAGGAGAAGTTAAAATGAAACGCAAACCATCCCCGCACTACAATAATCTTGCCGCACAGGTTGAAAAGCTCATCGCCGAAGTAAAAGAGCTTAAACTCCAGGTAAAGGCACTTAAGTCTGGAAATAAATCACAGCCAGGTGATGCCTCACCAGCGGATGCTACCCACATCATCGACATGGCTCCGTTTATTGCCAAAGCCCATGAAATTGACCCGGAGCTGATACCAGTCACCGACCTGATGAAAAAATACGGATTCAAGAGCTGGGCAACGGTGGTGAATATCCTGCGCAACGTGCAGATGACGGTGGAGATAGAAGTGGATGGGCATGTCCGTACATTCACCCACAAAGTGAACGGCGATTTCTGGCTGCGTGACGTGGTGAACAATTCAGAGTATCGCCCTTCCGATGGCCGCCTGATGTGCAAAGAGGCATCCGAATCCGGCAAGAAGATGGGCACATTCTCCATCCCCCGCAACTGGGTGCGCAGTGAAATCAAATCATACCGAGGTTGACACTGTTTAATTGCGGGGCGATAATAGGGGAAACAACGGAAAGGATTAATGATGAAACAATTTACCCCGCGAGACTTTATCCGTAACGGCATGAAAGAAGCAATGGACGCTGCGGCTAATGGCGAGGATGTATTCATTACTCCCGGCCGCAGTAAGAGTTTAAACACACCAAACCCGCGCGCCATCCATAACTACGGCGAGAAAGTCGCTCGCTCACGGTTTAAACTGGTGCTGGTGGAGGAGGATGATTGATGATTGAATTTAAAAGCGCAGGCGAAGTGATGGTTTTTGAGTGCCCAGCATTCAAAATTGAAGTGCTTGCTGATTCTGAGCGCATTGAGCTAAATCGCGAGGCCATCAATAGCTCAGGCGACTCTCTTGAGCGCATCTCTGACGCATTCGAAATCCTCGACATGATGATTGAGCATAAGAATAAGCAGTCCAATACCTTGAAGGTCGGCCCGGATATTACCTTTGATGTTAAGCGAAGCAACCCAGGTAAAGCTGTCAGCGAAATGCATGTCAAAGTGAATGTTGATACTACTGATGCAGAGAAAGCAATTGAGCAGCTAAATCATTATGTCTGGAAAAGCGAATCCGGTAACAATCCTCCAGGGCACCGATTCCGGGAATACATGAAACGAAGAGGGTTATAACATGACAGAGGCAGACAACAACCTGCCTTTCTTCACGCCTGAGCTTGAGGAAATGGCAGCTCAATTGAGTAAAGACCATTTAACATTTGCTAATCATTATATTGCTAATGGTAACGCAACGAGAGCATATCTCCATGCCTATGGCGAAGAAGTGGCATATAAGTCTGCCGTAGTTGCCGGATGCAAATTATTAACCCACCCAAAAGTCGGGCCCTACGTCCGAGAGGCTCGCCGACTCATTGCCAAGTCAAAACTCATGAGTCTGGACGAAATTGCGTCCCGGATTCAGGCGCAGGCTTTCGCTGACGTCACTCAGTTCATTGGTTGGGAGAAGCGCCCGATGGTGAACGATGATGGCGAGGTAATTGGTGAGATGGCTGTGCCGGTCGTGAAGATGTCATCTGACGAGGTTCCCGAAGAAATTCGCGGACTCATCAAAGGCATCACCTTTACGAAGATGGGGCCGAAGTTCGAGATGGCAGACCAGCAGAAGGCGCAGGACATGCTCATCAAGATGCTGGGTGGATACAAAGAGACTGTTAATCATGTGTCTGAGGATGGGTCAATGACCCCTCATGCTCCAGTATATAAAATCGCTGATGAGTGAAACCTGTGAAATCTTCCGCGCCTACCGTGACTTTTTGCAACCAGCCAGGTTCAAAGTTGCATACGGTGGGCGTGGCTCTGCAAAAACCCGCACATTCATAACTATCCTGCTCAACAACGTCATCTGGCACGGGTGGCGCCTTGTCTGCTTCCGTGAAATCATGAAATCTATCGAGGATTCCGTTTATCAGGAGTTTATCGAGGAGATTGAGCGCCGCAACCTGCATGACATGGTTGACGTCCTGAAAACTGAAATCAGGGCAAAACGCGGAACGGGCATCATTAAATTTGACGGTCTGCATCGCAACCAGCAGAAGGTGAAGGGTTACGCCGGGTTTGACGCAGCGTGGGTGGAAGAGGCCGCGAAGGTAACAAAAGATTCGTGGAAGCTGCTCATCCCTACGCTGCGCAAAAAAGGCTCAGAGATATGGGTGAGCTTCAACCCGGAGTCTCCGCTGGATGATACCTATCAGCGATTCGTGACTAACCGGAAATACCCCGACACCATCAAGGGCAAGCCATACTGCATCGTGCGCTGCATAAACTACGACGCTAACCCGCGATTCCCGGAAGAGCTGCGTATCGATATGGAGCTGATGAAGAATGACGACCCTGAGCTTTACCAGCACGTCTATCTGGGGATGCCGGTCGCTAACTCCGCGCTTTCCATTATCAAACCATCATGGATAGAGGCAGCAATCGACGCACACCTTAAACTGGGCATATCACGCACCGGAAACAGGTTCTGCGGCCTCGACCCGATGGATGAGGGTGAAGACTTTAACGCCAGGTGCTACCGTGACGGGCAGATTGTCTATCAGCTGGATGAATGGAAGGACCGCGACCCTGTCGCTGTTGGTGAGCGTGTTTATGCTGAGGCCATTCAGGATGGAATCTCGCACGTTATTTACGACAACATCGGCGTCGGGGCTGGCGTTAAGGGTAAATTCCGCGAGATTGAAACCGATATGAGGGCCAAAGGGCAGCATTGTCAAATTGTACCTTTCTCAGAGTTCACCGCCAGCGAGTCGCCATGCAATCCAGATGCTGAGTACATGCCTGGGCGCACTAATGGTCAGCACTTCCTTAACATGAAGGCGATGGGCTGGTGGTATCTGCGTGACCGGTTCCACAACACCTACAAGGCGGTCGTTGAAGGCAAAGACGTTGACATGGATAACGTCATCAGCATTGATTCATCCTGCATTACGCCTGAGCTACTGAATAAACTCAAGGGCGAGCTTTCCGCGCCCAACCGGGAATACTCCAACGGTAAGATTAAGGTTGAGAGCAAGGAATCACTCAAGAAGCGCGGCATACCATCACACAACCTTGCCGACTCCCTTGTTTGTGCATTCTCGCCCCAACTCAATACCGGCTACAACCTTTCCGCCTGGTAAAAGAAAAGCCCCCGAAAGGGGCTTTGTTTCAGACGGCTGGGAAATCACCACACCCATAAAACCAAAGTATACGCTTAGTTGCCGGGCTTTGTTTGCAGGACTCAAAGACGGTGTTGCACTTGCGCTTCATCTTCCTGTGGTTCAGATCAACATCTTTCAGCCCAAGATACTCACGCATCTCGCTTGTAACCGTGAACGAGTCCAGTAGCTTCTTCGTTGGATAGTAGGCGTTACACTTAAACCCTGGTCGGCCTTTGTTGCCAACCCTTCTTGTCGTGAATAACCCCTGTGCAACAATGCAGTGCATCGCGGTCCCAATTGTTGCCTTTGGTGTTTTTGTCCATATCATCTGCTGGACTATTGCCATCGTGGCACCCGGCTTCAGAATGACAATAGCCTTGATGATGTCGCGTAGTGCGATTTCTCCGTTCATTTGTCGCCTCTGCTTAGTGATTCGAATTGCTGATTTGTGTTATCCGTTGCTGGTTCTGAATCCTGAAGCATGGCGGCGCGGCACTGGTTGAAGCCATGCGCCCATGCGGATGCCAGAGCGATGTTGTCTTCCGTGATTTCATCTGGCACATCTTCCCAGCAGACTACTTCCGGCACAGATACCGGAGCTGGCTGCGGTAACTGTGGTACCGTCAGCGACTCCAATTCAGCGATACGCTTCTCTGCATTAGCGAGCTGTTCCGCCATGTCTGCGAGCTTCAGTTCAAGATTGTTAATGGTCGCGTCTGCTGCCAGGAACTCGCGGCGTGATTCTGATAGTTGGCGCTCAATCTCTTCTCGGCGATAGGTGGTTTTTGACATTTGTTAAACCTCATAAGACTTATTGATTGCCTTGATGCGACGACGATACCACTGCATGATGTGTTCGTTATGCCAGTTGCTCATTTACTTTATCCTTCGCTGAATTACTTGATTTGCTTGAGCTGCTCTTCTGTCATCATTGATCTAACAAGTTCATCAAATGAATCAAGTGCATTACGATTTTTACGTGATATCTCATTTACCTCATTGGTTAGAGAAATAATGTCTATTTTTTCGCGCTCAATCTCTATTACTGCTTTGTTCCAGTTTGTTATGTCAAGAATCTCGTAATGCGGATGAACTTTGTATTCATTATCCTTGCATGAGTACAAAGAGACAGACACTTCCTGCGACTTCTTGTTTTTATCTATCACCACAAGAAGTACATCAATTGATGTATCTTCAAATGCTGAAGATACTGTTATTATTTCAGCAACATTATTGCCAAAATAATTCCTCATTTTTTGTTCTGTCCTTCGATAACCGACACCAGGAAAGCAAACGAAGAACGAAAGTCTTGCTCTCATGCTTGCCAGCACATAGAAACACTCGTCCAGAACTCCGGTTTTTTTGGTGTAAGGCATAGAGTCTATCGACTCAGTGCACTTTAGTGAAAATGGTGGGTTCATTACAACGCAATCAAAAAAACCATCAACACCATTCACAACATTAAAGAAATCACCAACAATCCCCGTGCACCTGTCTCCAAAGTTATGTGTCAGCGCCTCAATTGACTCCTGTTGTATATCAATGCCAACTAAGTGCTTTAATTTTATAAACTCTTCAAGTTGGCCGGAGCCAACAGCCCCATCGAATACAGTGACCTGCCTGTCTCCAAGATATTCATGAACCCTGCTAGCCACTAACTTCCTGAGTGACTTTGAGGTTATGAACTCTGCCAATGAATCTGCTTTTTTCCTGTTGTTATGCTCCCTCATTCGTCACTCCTTTTTCTCCTGCTCCGCTAAAAATTTATCAATGTAACGATTCTGGTCTGGTCCAGGGAAGCTATTGCGGGCGATGACCTGCTCGCGTGTTTCTGGCTTTGTTTGTCGGCCACTCTTACCGCCGACAGCTACCGATTTGTAAACCTCAAACTCACCAGCCATTGTACAACTCCTCCAAATCTGCCTGTGCTTCGATGATTGAGCGCTGGCGCTCGATGTCTTCTTCTGTTGGCTCATCCTGCCAGTTGTCGGCGTGGATGCGTTCGTCGCGGTCGATGGGGCAATGACGTTCAAGCATTGATTGCCTCCCGCATCAGGCGCATTGCCTCTTTCCATGCGCCTTTACTTCTGCACTTAACTGCCAGCCTTGCCGCGCGTTGCGCTGATTCAAATTTCTGCTGATTCATACTACCTCCCGTGTTGATATGGATAAGATTACCATGTATTATGTTTATGTCAACCACAACATGAGGATTTGAGATGAAAGATTATGCGAGTATGAGTGACTTTGAGATTAACAGCGCTGTACACAATGCGCTCCTGAGTGAACCCTATTCCATGCTGTTTATGGGTAATGATCGCATCGAGTGGACTAGTAAGGATGGAAGGAAAATACTAACTGACAGAGTTCCATATACAAAAAAATGTCGTACATGATTACTGCAACAACCCGGAGGACGCCTGGCCGATTATCACGGAAAACAGGATTGGGATAATCCCCGCCCCAGATGCTGGCAAATGGAAATCCGCGCATCGTAAAGTCGGTAAAGATGATACACCGTATCATTTCACACAGAGTGATAACCCACTTCGTGCCGCGATGGTCGTATTCCTGATGATGAAGGATGGTGAGTGATGAGGTCACTCAGGCAGATATTCTATGGATGCAGGAAGCACAGATACCGGCTTGTGAGGCAGATTAGATGGTATGAAGATGAGTATAGTGATGGCATGAGGTCAAAATGGATTTGTGTCAATTGCCATCAAATTATAAACATGAGCACAGTAGTAAAATATAAGTGGATGTTTGATTGATTATCGAGAGGTGAAAAAATGATTAAGTGGATGCCAATGCTTTTCCTGGTGCTGTCGGCAATATTCTCGGCAGCTATCAACCGCGACATCTCTGCAGCTGTTTACCTTAGTGCGGCTGGAATCTGCTTCTATCTTGGGAGGATGAAATGAAATGGTGGCTGTTTGAGCGGTGGGGATTTGCTGGCGGATTGCGTCGCTATGGATTCACATTTGCGCGATACTACTTCGCCCGAGCACGTCATGCAACCATGCGAGATATGGACATAATCCGCATCAGTGAAAGAAGTCTTTCATGCGCGAGAAGTTCACGATAATGAACGTACAGGCGGCAGCCACGCCGCCTAACCACCACACCTTCCCTTTCAGCTTCTCTACATCCTTCGTCATTGCATCAACATCACGACGCAGCTCAACTATCTGCTGAATACTCGCATTCTGGCGCTCAATGCTAATCTGGATGGCGTGGATAGACTCCGATACCCGGTTAAGCGCCTGGCCCACATCCCTTTGTGCATCAGCAAGGTTCGCAAGGTTCGTTTCAACCTTCGTAAGCCGCTCTTCGACTGTAGACATGTTAATCCTTTTTGGCATATGCACCCCCATTTCTTTACCACAGGGTACACGCCTGTCTTTAAATGAATATACTGGAATAGTCCCGAAAGTGTAACAGATTGCGTAAAAGATGAAAAACCCGCCGAAGCGGGTTGTGTAATGATGTGGATAATTAGATGGCGTAGATTCTCGATTTTCCGTACTGCAATCCAAATGGAGCAAACGGGATGTCGTCATCAAAGTTAGTTGGTGGAACACTCGTACCGGATTGCGCTGGCTTGCTCTGCTGTTGCGGCTTTGGCTGCTGAGGCTGCCCCCATCCACTTTGTTGCTGCGGCTTCCCTTCCTGCTTGCCGCCCAGCATCTGCATCACGCCATTCATTCCTACAACAATCTCGGTGGTGTATTTCTCCACTCCGGCGTTGTCGGTCCATTTGCGGGTGCGCAGCTGGCCTTCGATATAAACCTGCGATCCTTTTCGGAGGTATTCACCAGCCACCTCTGCCAGCTTTCCGAAGAGTACAACCTTTGCCCACTCCGTTTTCTGTTTCTGCTCGCCAGTTGATTTATCTCGCCACTTCTCCGAGACTCCAACTGATAGGTTTGCAATTGCAGAACCATCTGATGAGTGCCTTATTTCTGGGTCCGCACCCAGATTTCCGATTAGCATAACCTTGTTAAGCCCCACTCTTACCTCCAATATTTTGATTTGTTTCTTCTATATCCAAAACCAATGCACACCCTTCCTGCCGCCCCCTTGGATACGCCAAACCTTTCGGCTATGTCTGAATACTTCATGCCTGATTTGGCTAGTCTGAGTATTTCTTGCTTATCTTCATCTGATAGCTTTGCCTGAGGCATCATCAATCCCCTTGCCGTCCTTCCTTTGCTCTTGCAATCCTGCATGTTGTCCTTTCTTGTGCCTATGAACAAGTGGCTTGGGTTGACGCATTTTCTGTTATCGCATTTGTGGCATACGTCCATCCCCTTTGGTATCTCGCCAACAAAAGCGATAAATGACCACCTGTGAGCGCCCATTGTCTTTCTTTTGTATGTCATCCTTGCATAACCGTTTTTTTGTATGCAACCCGTGAAGTTCCAGCATTCGCTTTCTTTGTCAATGCTAACCTTGTTAATGATGTTTGATTTTAACCTTTCCATATGATGGCGCCATGTTGTGATATAGTGCCATCATACAGCAACGTTCTTTATTTATCCAGTTTCACACCTGGGATTTTACCTGCGGCGATGGCGTCGTAAATTGACAGGCAATTTCTTAATCCAGTATTGAATTTCCTGTGTGGGTCACTATTGGCGTGGCGAGCCATTTCTTTTGCCGCAGCTTCACGCTTTCTTTCTGCTTCTGTGCGGATTGGGCGGAATTCATCAGCCCATGCTGGCTTAGTAGATTTAATTTCGAATACCAGGGCTTCACGACATCCTCCTTCATCGCCAATGTATGCAACCTTGACATTAGTCCACCCATTAGCCAGGTTCGCCATGCAAACAGTTCCAACAGGCGGCAATCCTTCACCATTCCACTCCGGCGTATCAACACCCTGCCCAATGCACTCATTCAGGTCGGCTTCGTCATCATTTTCCGCAGCGTCATCGCGCACCTGTTCTGATTTCGTCGGCTTTTGCAGCCGATAGGCGATGATGTCGCCGTCAATGTCATCATGCGACCAGTCAAAATCACCAGCCCTGTCATTATTGTATCGGTACGAGTTATGCTTTCTGTATTTGACTTCAACAATTGCGTCACTATCAACTGGGCACTTACCGCCATGCCAATCAATCCATCCGTCACGACCAACAACGGCTTTGCTGGCAGCAAGAGCTGATTCGTATTGCCTCCTTGAAACTACGGATGTATTGCAGTCATCTGCGGCACCAATACGGACAATTTCCATTTCATACCCAGACTCCGAGGTGTCCATCCATTCACCATCTGAATCGATCTCTGGCTTATAGCGAAAACCCCATGTCGCAGAGCCTTCATCCTGAGCGATGTATGAAATATTGACAGGCCACCCGCCACGCTTAGGCAACTCTTTAACCAGTAAGTCGATAAGTTTCATTTTGTTTCTCCCAGCGCTTTGTTGATTGATGCTCTTGCATATAGCAAATCCTCCACATCGCAAACTTCAAGAGGGATATTGCTTAATACAGATTCACAGCGCTGCAAAGCCTCAAGCAACTCAGGAGCTGCGGCGATGAGGTCTTTGTTTGCTTTG